ATATCATTTCCTTTTTCCTGGTTACATTTTTCACACATGGTCTGATAGTTGGAAACATGATTAGCTCCGCCTTTTGAACGTGGTATAATATGGTCTTTTGTCATTAAGACTTCATTTCCAGATTCGTCTAAGGCATACAAATTCAAATGATACCTTGCATCACTAAAGGTCTTATCTTTTCCAAAATATTTTCCTTCAATGCCGCAACACGCACATTTTAATCCTTTTGTAAAGAATGTCTGGAATCTCTGGCTATTCCCTTTGATTTTGTCGCCGTTGATCATAACCATTGCTTTTCTCTTATCCGGCTCAAATAATACGTCTTTTACCGCATTATACACTTCTTCAATACTTACATTTTCTTTTCTTCGTAATCCATCATAATAACCTTCCGGTCTTTTCTTTTTACTCATCCTGCACAATTTTCTTTCTCTGCTTTAAGGTAGTTTCATTTCCAGTAATAACGAATACTGGTCTGTCCGGAAATTTCGCTCTAATTGCAGCTTCATAGGCTCTCACGACCTCAATATGGCGTACACCGATAGCAACCCTCTCTCCCTGGAAGTCTACCAAAAGAGAAAGAACTGACTTGAATTTTTCCGGCATAACTGATTGATCATATTCTCTTAATGTCTGTGGCGCACCACAGATTTTCAGAAGTGCAAGCAACTGATTTAAAATTCTCAGCATTGCATCCTTACGGCTGTTTCCGGTCTTACTAAACAGATATTCCATCTTATAAAATTCATCCAGGGCAATAGAATACAGATGTTTTTCTTCTTCTCCCATCTGACAAGTAACCTGTTTGATCTCATACAGATTCTTTCCGGTAATTTCTTCAAATGTTCTGGTAATGATAGTCTTATTAATCATCAGTTTCAAATATTCTGCGTTAAAAACGTCCTGTGTAAACTGACTGACTCCAAAAACTGTGATTTTATCCGGAATATGACTTGCTGTAAAAAGCTGGTGTCCTTTTCTGTATGCCGGATATGGTTTCATATAGTATTCATTTGAAGTCCATTCTAGTTCATTACCATTTTCCTTGTTTCTCTCCTGAACGTCCGGGCATTCACTTAACATATTGATAGAATTGTTATACAGCAATTCAAGCTGCGGAAAAATTTCTGCAATATTGTTTCGTGTACTCGTTCCGGTCATCAATGTTTTATATTTCAAACGGCGAAAAGCATTTAAAACAGCTTTTGTGCGCTTGCTATACATATTACTGATATTGTCGGATTCATCAAAAATCAGAACAGCTTTCTGGCAGATAGATTTCACAAATCGCTTGATGAACTTATGATATTTACACATCATATTCAACGTGATAATCACAAACTGCCCCGGCTTAATATTCTGAATATCTGAAAGTTTTTCAATCATGCAGTAATCAATTCCGTACTGTTCCAGAACGTCATTCCAGTTATTTTTAATAGCTATTGCAGTGCTGACTACGAACACATTTTTCACCTGTTTCTTTTCAAGGCGATATTTTCCGATTGTAATTCCGGCAAGTGTTTTTCCTGATCCCTGCTCCCACTGAATAAATCCGTATCGTTTCTGAAGAAATAAGTTGAGATCCTTTTTCTGTGCCGCATTCAGGTGAATAGTCTCTTCACCGTCTGACAGTTCAAAAGAATCTAACCATGATGCAATTTCCTTATCTGGCTGCATATCATCAAAAGCAACATCCTGTAAATTGTATTCCCGACTTTTCTTGTCAATCAGACGTGTCATCCACTTTGCATCAAACGGTCTTGTTGACACACCATTGTATAACACAGCCTGGTTAATATCCAGAATTTCACCGTTCAGCTCAAATGAATAATTGTTCTTGATTATCCTATTTGACTTGCTTCTAGCTGGATTTTGCTTTCTTAACGCCGTTTTCAAATGTCTTTCAACATCTGACTTTTTAATCTTCATTTGTTCCCATTCGTCCCACTTGATATACTCCGGCTTTTTCTGTATACGATATTGATTTACATATTCACAGCATTCAGCGTATGAGTCGGAAACAAACGGATTTCTTTTAATGTCATACAGTAACTTTTCAATCTTATACTGCCACTCAATATCCTCTTTACCGCCTCTTACAGCTTCCAGGAAAGTTTTCTGCTTGATACTTTCCCGTTTCTCTGTAACTGGCTTTAAATGCTTTTCCCAGATCTCGCTAGAAGAAACGCCGGAAAGTAAGTCTGTACTATATCCAACATCTTCCAGATATTCAGATTTTTTCTGAACAAAGAGAATTTTTGTCTTGTAGTTCTCAACACCAAGATGTTTAAAAGTATTTTTATCAAGCTCCACTTGGCAAATAAAATTGAAATGCTCATTCAATCCGGCAATCATACCACCATCAGAAAATTCATCTGCACAGAATGACAATGGTACAATAATAGTCATGATCCCGGCTGGTTTTAACAGTTCTGCAGCTTTCAGACAGTAATAATATTCACTTAAATAGCTTGTGTCATCTTTTCGCCACTTTAAATTATAAGGTGGATTTCCCACAACGTAATCAAAAGTAACTTTCGGCTCATAAAAGCGAATGTCTGTATTTTCAAGTTTTGCATCCGGATAAAGGTATTTTGCCACTCTGTACGATTTTCCTTCCAGCTCACAACCGTAAAAATTTCCTTCGACTGGACAGCAACTTGCAAATGCACCATGACCGCAAGTTAAATCTGCCACTAAATCAGTATTGGAAATATGCAAACAATCATAAATCCATTCGACTAATTTATAAGGTGTGAAAAACTGTCCCTGTTCAATTTCTGCTTTTGCTTTCTGGTAGTCATAGTAACTGTCATAATTGGAAAACTGCAGTCCATGCAGTCCTCCAAGTCCTGTATAAGCATTGAAAATGTCATCTTTGGAAATACCCGTTTCAGCTTCCGGCAAATCGTTATTTACAATGTATTCAATTTTTGTATTGATGTCACTCCGCTGATCTTGCGGTATAACCTCATTTGAATAGTTATATTTCATATCTGCCACACTCCTAAACTAATGTATATCCACACCATTCTCTTGCAAAATTCCGGCAAAACTCACCACTCTTAAAAGTAACATCAACTCTACCGTTCTTGTAGAATTTGATATGCTCAACACCGACTGATGGGGCTGAAAAACCGTCCTGAAA